AGAGCGATAGAAAGTGGGAGTTCTCCCGCTTATTCGATTCCATCCACCAGAAGTACCCCTACTACGATTACTTCGTAGTTGGGGGAGGAACGGAACTACTGGATAGGGTGCGTTGGTACCGTGGATTACAGCGCCTACCGGCGCCTATAGCCAAAGTTACCCTCGTCCCTAAGGACTCTCGTGGACCTCGCTTAATCTCAATGGAACCACTAGAACTTATGTGGATCCAACAGGGATTAATGCGGTCGCTTTACCGACACATCGAGCAGCATAAGCTGTCCGGTGGGAAGGTAAACTTTAGGAATCAGATCGTCAATCGAGACCTCGCCTTGAGTTCATCAAGGAACGGAGTCTACGCGACTATCGACCTAAAGGATGCGTCTGACCGAGTTTCCCTCGCTCTAGTTCGGTACTTGTTCCCTAAAGAACTTGTCCCTTACTTTGAGGCTGCTCGGTCCCAATTCACACAACTCCCCAATGGGGATGTACTACCCCTTAAGAAGTTCGCTCCGATGGGTTCAGCTATATGCTTTCCTGTCGAGGCGCTAATCTTTTGGGCAGTGAGCCTTGCGGCTTTGTGTCTCCGTATGGGCGTTCCTTTCACGCAATGCGCGGATCTTGTCTACGTGATGGGGGACGATATAATCGTCCCGACTCACTATGTAGACGAGGTTATGAGTGCACTTGAAAGTGTCGGTCTAAGGATCAACACGAACAAGTGCTGCACAAGGGGTCTTTTTAGGGAATCTTGCGGTATGGACGCCTACAATGGTGTAGATGTCACGCCCGTTAAGATTTCCACCTTGTGGTCGACAAGCCCACGATCCAGCTCCTGCTTAGCGTCTTACGCCGCGTACGCCAATGAATTGGCAGAACGAGGTTTCGATGCCGCAGCTACTTACATTAGAAGTTCCTTGGCTAACATCCACGGGGATCTCCCCTATGGATGTCCTGGCTTTGGCGCTCCTCATGTTAGTGTCCTATCTTTGCAAGATGCTATCCGCGAAAACTCGCGGAGAGGTTTCAAGCTCAGATGGGATCGAGCAATCCAACGATACAAAGTCAGAGTAAAGTGTATAATTACACTCGACTCTACAACGACTGTTGATGGTTGGCCACGGCTGTTAAGGAACATGAGTTCCCCACGGGCCGTGCGACCCGATCGTGTAGTGCACCGGGGGTGCACTCTAATTAGGTATAGGTGGGTTACCCTTAGAGACTAAGGGATCCCAACTTATACTTTGCAGGTCACTGCTGGCGAGGGCTAGAGGTCCTAGCGGATCTCCGTAATCCCGACACCTGACTTGCGTACAGTTATGATGATGAAGTTATACTTCCTCTCACCACGAACTGTACATTCCCC